GGGTCAGCTTGTGTGCTTGGGTATCCATAAGGAGAGAAGTGTGAATTGTCAGCTTTTCTATCTTGGATTTTAGGTACGAAGAAGAACAATTTACCAATTGGTAAGTTCATTGCTTGTACTGATACGATGTCATTCGCTAATAATTTAGAGAATACACGTCTGATGATAGGGAATACAACAGTTTCGAATGAACCTGATGCATCTGCTACTGCCGCTTCGTTTATCAAATATGACGCTTGGTTTTCGTATAACTGCGCGATATTATCTTTTTGGTGACCTCCAAGACCCTCTAGGAATCCTAGGTCGTCCCATTTTCTAATGGTATCTTCTTTGATAACTCTAAGGTGTTTTAACCCAATGTTACCAACCATACCTGATTCTAATAATGCTCCCATTTTTTTTATTGTTTTTTTAATTTTTGTTTATTATTTTATTTTTGTCATCAAATCTTTCATTCTTTTAAACTGAGGATTTTCGTAAGCTTTCGATTCCGAAAGAACCTGAGTAGAACTTGTACTTGGTGCCGATGTGATTTTCTCAACCACCGATTCAGAAATTGGTTTTTTAGTTTCTAATTCGGATTTAATTGTACTATACAAATTTTTAGATTCTTTCAAGGTTGAGATTGTGTCGAATCTTTTTAGGATATTTAACTTTTCTTGTCTGGTTGTTGATGATTCAGTAAACAAACGAGTAGCGTAAGCTAAATTAGCGTTGAATACTGCAACTTCGTTTAACTTTTCTTTGAATAGAACAAGAGCTTTCTTGTATTCTCCGTTTTGTTTTCTAAGTTTAGAAACTTCTTCGTTAATTTCCTCACGTTTATTTCCGGCTTTGTATTTGGTTTTGCTTTCGATTCCACCATGGTAACCGTTACCTATTGTACGTGCCGATTCTCCCATTTCTTCCTCTTTAGCTTTTTCATTTACATCCTCTTCATTTGTTTCATCTTCATCAAGTTCGATTTCGTATACAACTTCTTCGTTAGTGTCTTCATAAACTTCTTCTGAAATTTCTTCGTCAAAATTTGGAGAAACTGGCTCATCACCCATTTCATCTTCCATTTCGTCATCTAACTTAATGATGTATTCGTCATCACCATCTGAAAATTCGATGTCGTCACCGTCTTTCTTAACAATGATACCATCTTCAGGTTTCATAGCTTTAAATACTTTTAAAACTTCTTCATCACCTGCGTTTGACATATCAACAACGTCATCATCTTCATTATCGTCATCTGAAAAATTATCACCAAAATTTCCCATGTCATCCATGTTGTCAAAATCGGTTTCATCAGAATCCAAAGAATCGATGTCTTTAGCTGGTTCGTCATTCGATGTATCATCGTCAGAATCATCTGACTCATCGTTATCAAGACTGTCTTCATCTCCAGTAGCAACTGGCAAATCGTCTGTTGTCTCTTCATCAGAATCGGGTTGTTCATCAACCTTCTCCTCTTCTTCAATTGATTCTTTTAGCAAATCGTTTAGTTCTTGTTTCATAGTTGAAGCAAGTATACCTTTTGCATTCGCTTTTACTGCCTCTTCAAGAGTTTGCACTTGAAGTAACGCTTGTTCTAAAATTGATTTTTCGTTCATTTTGAAAATTTATTTTATTATAAATATTAGGTAAATAGAAAAAAATACACTTTATAGTATTATAATCTAAAAAAAAATGATTATTTACTAAGGAATGAATCTAATTTTGTCATTAGATTCTTCATTTTATCCATATCTTTAGGTTGGTCTTGAATAGATTCTTGATATTGTTCTCTATCTTTCAAGTCACTAAATATGTAAGCTCCAGGGGTTGACGGAGATGAAACTAAATCAAAACATACTATCTCGTAATCTTCTTGTACAATATTTTGTCCTTTAACATTTTTTAATGAACCAACACCTCTTGATGATATACCAAGAGTGGCACCATTCATTAATAACATAGCGGCTTGGTCACCTTTGGTACTAACAATACCCATTTTTTTCCAACCCGGAGATGTGAATAGTTTTATCTTACCCATTAACATTTCACCATCCCACCATGTTTCAAGGATTGAATGTGAGACTCTGTCTAAATCTATAAGTGATGATGTGGGGTGATTTAATTCATTCAGAGCACTACCTTTTTTAATAAGAGTTTGATATTTTTCATTCTCTCTTTTTAAGATAGCTTCCGGATAAATTCTACCGTTTTTATTTGGGGTATTATATTTTTGCAAAACGGCAAAAAGAATTAAATCCTGAGAGAAATCTAAATCTTTCATCTCGGATATAATCTTTTGATTATCTTTTGGGGATATGTAACCGGCATCGTATTCTATTAAAATACCTTTTCCGGTCTCGTTAGGTCCTAATACTTTCATCTAACTTTTTTATAATAAATACCCCGAATACTCAATTAATTCTTCTTTTCGAAGAAATTAAATAAAGTTTTCTCAACAAGTGCGGTATCTATTACATTTTTTGATAGATTTAATATTGTTTCTTTTACTTCGTTTGACCTAATATCAAATTGTTTGGAGACATATAATGTTATCTCCAAGTCCATAAATGACCTTTTATCAGATTTTATTCCATTGGTTTTTATATCTAAATCAACTATTGATTCTGGTTTAAAAAATTCAGAATTTAAGTTATAGATGTTTTCTTTTATTTGTCTTCTTGTCTTTGAAATTATTTTATCAAAGTTACAACTCTCCTCTAACGGTTGTGTCCACGAATTTAATTGGACATAGATTGTTTTTAAATTTTTAAAGTCGACCGTACCGTATCCCAATTTAACATTGTTGTGGACACCAATCGTTATAAATTTCCCTTTTTTCATTTGCTGTTTTCATACTTACATAATTTATGGTGTATTTAAAATATACACAATTAACTTAGAAAATCAAAATAATTTTCTTATCTTTAAAAAAAATATGATAATAATAGACGTAAGCAAAGAAAAAAACCTTGAATCTGCACTTAAAAAGTACAAATACAAGGTTCAAAAGACTAAACAAACTGAAAAATTAAGAGAACGTCAATCGTTTACTAAACCTTCAGTTGCTAAGAGAAGTCAAAAATTAAAAGCAATTTATAAACAACAATTAACTGACCAAGAAAATAATTAATTAATCAGACCTTTTTTTAGTTCGGTCATTTTAAAATAATTATACTTGGTTAATTCAGATTCGTTTAAATCTTCTTTTACTTTATTTAATTTTTCATTCATTAGACCATCTGTAGATTCTTTCAATATAGATTCTATTTTTTGGTTAATTTCTGATTTAATTTTTTGTGTTTCAGTTTCTAATTCAGATTCGGTCATTGATACGATTTTTGTAAACGTTTCTTTTTGTTCGTCATTTAAGAAATCTGTAAATTTAGTATTAAAGTTACCCACCAATACTGTGTTTAATAAATTGTGGTTTTCAAATTGAACAGTTGATTCTTCTTCTTTCTTAGCAGATTTTTTTGTTGTTAGAAATTTAATAAAATTTTCTCTCGCATTAATCTTATTAGAGATATTATGGATATTATTGTCTTCTGACAATATATCTAAAAATCCATACACTTCATTACTCTCTGACACCACATTCTTTAATGATTTACTCATGTCCTTTAAATCGGAAGACAGAGTTTTCATTTTTTCAATAAAGTGAGGTTCTAAAGTTTCAACGTATAATTTTGCATCGTCTTTATTTGGGAAGTACATACTTTCCATTTCTTCATAGAAATTATGCATCTCAACCAAATTTTTGTTTGATTTTAATTTTTTAATTAGGTCTTTTAACTCATTTTTATTTCCTGAGTTATAAGATTCAGTTAACTTAGTTAACAGCTTTGATTTTATTTCACCGAAGTTTGACATTTTTTTATTGATTTAATATATCTTTTAATTTATTTTCTATTTCATAAATATTCTGTTGCGCTTTATTGTAATCAAATAAATCATTTAATTTATTATCATCACCCAATAAACTTAGAATATTGTTCTTTTTTGTTTCATTTTCACTCAATGGTCCTTCACCCCCTGCTGGTGGCGGTGGTGGTGGTGCTCCCCCCATATCGGCACCCATTGCTCCACCTTCGGGTGTTTCTCCCCCCAAAGTTCTTTCACTTTCCGGTACACCGTATTTACTATCTACATCATCAAATACGCCAGAACGTTTAATAACATTTTGAGTGTTAGTTAATTCAAATCCTATTGCTCTTTCAAGTCTTTGTTGTTGTAAATCTAACATAACTTCAGAATCACTCATACCTAAGATATTTTTCTTAGCCCAAGTGTGAGATACCGGAAGAATACCAACTTGAGATTGGTCTGATGTTGCATCTTTATATAATTGTACTTTTTCTTTCCATTGTTCAATTCTTAATAAATCAGATTGTGCCGATGGATTTGTTAACGATAATGAAAAATTATTTAATTCATCCTCCAAACCAAGAAGGTAAAGGTGAATCAACGCTATTTTATTTAATTCTTGAACTAATGATTTTTGGATACGATTAATTGTTCTTGCAAAACGAATATCCATTAACGCAAGTGTTTTACCATCACCAACAACCTCCTCAAAACCTAAGAACGCTTTAGGTATTCTTAATGCTGCTAACATTTTCTTTTGAATATATTCGATATCCGCAATTTCACCTAAGTTTTGTGCTCCCGGTAATGTTTCAATTGGATTAGTTTGTGCCGCATCACGAACAGGAATAAAGAAATCTTGGTCTACCGCCATTTGATTGTATCTCATATCCACTTGTCCATTTCTCGAATCAACTACTTGGTCTCTTTTAAATTTATTGGCAACACGTTGTACATATGCTTCAATATCCTTATCATCCATGTTACCAACGAATACTTTGAATACACGTCTTTCGGGTGCTCTCGTTGTTCTATAAATCAACATAGCATCTTCCGCAAGAAGTAACTGTTTCCAAATTCTTCTAATCTTATCCAACATAGACGTACCATAAGGTAATTTTCTATCGTCACCTAATAATCTAAAGTGAGCAATTTCCCACGCTTGAAATTCAATATCTTTGGTTTTCCAATTAAATCTTAATTCTCTTGATGGTAAAGTCATTGAACTTTGTTGACCCGGTGATTTTGCTTCTTTCCCCTCAAGTCTTTCAATCTCAACATTCGGTAATTGTTGACAACCAACAATACCTTTTTCTGGGTCTATTTTTAAATACACAAAATCGTCACCATACTTACACATACCTCTCGTCCACATCTGTAGATTGGTATTCAAGTCTAATCTATTTTTAAATAAATCTTCTAAAATTTCTTTAATTCTTGTTGATTCTGAAAATATAGTAATAAGTTCACCTTTTTCGGATAGTGTTGTTGATTCTTCAGCGTAAATGTCAAGTGCCGCAGATATCTCAGGAGTAAACTCCATTGATTCGTAGTCATAATATGCGGACATTCTGGTTGGTTCATAATAAACCGATTGATTATATAGAGATTGGTCTAATTTAGTCCATTTATCTGCGATATAATTTGACTGTTGTGCTTGTAATAAACTTTTTTCGTATTCTTCTCTACTACTTGTTTTTAGTATCTCGTCTTTATTAAAATTATAAGACGGAGCATCTTCAGGTTTCACCTTATTTGGGTAACCAAACATTTGTGTGAGTCTCTGAAATACTGTTTTATTGTCTGTTGTAGCCATGGATATAAATAGTTTTGATTTAGAATATAAGTATTTTAATTATCATAATAAAGGATTATCGTTTTTTACCAAACAACCATGAGTATTCTTTATATTGTTCCTTTGTTGCACTATTTTGTTGTGGAAATGCCGGATGGTTATCCATACCCATAGAACCAATTTGGTCAAATGCTGTACCATAAGAATAAAAAGACTTATTTGGTTCATACGTTCTTTCGGTAACTGTCCACGATTCCAACATTGCTTTATTTGATGCTTCACTTCTTTGTAATTGATTAAAGCACATATCCCCCGCATAAAGTGCCATAGATAAACTCATTATTGAGTCATCATGAGCTCCCTTCATGTGGTCAGGTCTACCATTCATGTAAACAAAGGTGTTCAATTCATTTAATAAACGACTTGACCTAACTAAGAAACCTTTTCTAAGTTGTTCTTCAAATGCGGCAACGATTTGTGTTCTTTTATTGTTAAAATTCAATCCCGGAATTTTCTCCATGGCTTTTGAATTGTATTCCCATATGTTTTTAGTGTTAACCCCATCAATATAAAGATTCTTGTAATTTAATTCTTGTAATTTCCTTGATGTTGCAACACCCATACCTCCGGTGATATCAATTACAACGAAGGCATCATATAATACACCCCATTTATATGCAACGGACGCTAAATCATCGGGTGGTATTTTACCAATGTATTCAGCAACCTGTTCTCTATCGTCAAAGTCAACTATGTTAATTGAAGAAAAATCCTCACTATCTCCTCTACTTACATCGACACCCATAATATATCTATGACCTTGAACCGGTTCTTTCCAATGCCAAAATGTACCTTGCATGTATTTTTCTTTTGGTACACGAATCATGTTTTTAGCAATATTCTCCTGTATTTCACCGGGAATAACACCATCTCCTGAACCTAAAAAGTCACACTCTAACTCTTGTGCAATTTTTCTCCTATCATATTTGAATTTTTTAGACATGGATTCAAACCATGATGAAAAGGGTTTATATCCCAATTCGTGTAACTCCACATACTTTTCAATTTCAAAGTCATGGAGAACAACGTCATCATCGTTATATTGTTCTCTATTCAACATATAATGAACGATATCACTACACTTAACCCATCTTAGGTCTTTAGTGTAACGAGGGTCTTTAAACCATCTTAAATCCGTTATATGGAAATCATTCATACCGCGAATTGCTTGGTCATATACACCATAATAAATTGGGTCATAACCATTGGGTGTTGAAATAAGAATAATCTTACCACCTGTTGATAGAGACGCCATAGATGCCGCCCAAAAATCATCACCCGCTTCAATGTATGCCGCCTCGTCAAATACTAAGATAGTTGGAGTGTAACCACGTAACGCATCCGCAGATGTTGCAACGGCCTTAACCTCACATCCGTTATTTAATCTAAATCTACTTTCTGAGTTTTTATCCGGAGAGAACCCAACATTAATCCAATCCGGCCATTGGTCTAAGAAATGTCTAACTTTATTAGCCATCTCGATAGCGGTATCTCTTTTGTTTGCAATAATCAAAACCCTTTCAGGTTCATCATGTTTTGCTGTTTGTAATTTTTTTGATATCCATGCTGCAGTCACGGTAGAAACACCGGCCTGTCTGTATTTTCTTGTGATATTTTCGTTGTATGTTTCATAGTCCTTTATTAATTGAACTTGGTCATCAAAAAGTTCTAAAGGGACGTATTTTTTTTGTGTATTATCATAAGTCGTCAAATATGTCTTTAATGCATACGGAGCGTCTTTCATAATACGAGCATACTCTTTTAATTGCTCTATTTTACTATTCATATATATAAATACAAAAAAAGGGGGTAAAAACCCCCTTAACTATTTATTCATCATCATCATCCGCTCTTCGAATTCCAATTTGATTTAAAAAGTCATCTAAGTCGTCATCATCGGTATCATCGGTAACATCGTTTAAATCGTCATTAAATGCCGCAATTGCGTTTTGATAATCTTGGTCTCTAAACATTTGGTCAACACCGGACATTAATTCATTCATCAATCTTTTACCATTTTCAGAACCTGAAACTACTTCTTTCATAAATACTAAAAATTGTTTTGCTGGTAATTTAAATATTTCAACTAAAAGGTAGTTCTGTAATTCTGACTTATTCTCATCAGTTAAAATACTTTCAGGAAATTGGTTTCTTACTCTATCCCATATTGCTGGTCCTAATCTTAAATCCCATACTTCTTTTTCTAAAGTATCTTCAGAACCCTCAATTTCACTCCAATTCTCAGATTCGTTACCCTCCTCGTCCGTTGGTCTTCCTTGGATTGCGAATAATTCAAGTGTCCCTTTAATTAATTCATGAACCAATATTGGAAAATTAATACCTCTCGCAACAATTGTTGGGGGATTAGTATTTCTATCAACCTCTTCTTTACCACCAACCGAGCCTCCTTCTCCTCCGGCACCACCCATCATCATTTTCATTTGTTCGTCACTTAATTGCCAATAAAGGGTATCGTTAATTGACATTAACACACCATATTGGTTAATTAAATCCTCTGAACCAGTTATTTCTTCGATTTTATCTGCAACATAATGATACATATAGTGACCCTTTTTTGATGCACCTTGTATCATATTATTAATTAATCTTCTTTTAGCTTTTTCCAAATCAATTTTTTCCAAATCATCCATCAAATCTGTTTCAACATCAACAGGCTCAATATTTGGTTGTTGCTCCATTTCTCTATTGAAATCATTAGTCCCAATTTCACCCATACCGACAATTTTAGCGTCAAATTGTAACGCACCTTCTGGTATACCCATTTCTTTCATTACTAATTCAACGGCTAATTGTTCTAATTGTTCTCTATGTGCTCTTTCAGTTTGGATTATTTGATTGTGAGCCGTCATCATCATTTGAGCTAATGGCATAATATTAGAACCCCCTGTTAGTGGTGTATTAATACCGGTATATTCCCTAACTCTTGCGATTACTTGTTTGTATCTTTCAGACGCTAATAGTTCCTGAAAGTTATTATTTGGTTGTTCCGCATTTGGTAATGGGATTTTTTTAAGTGGGGTGTCACCTTGCGATAATTTATTTTGTACCCCTTGGTCGGGTCTATCTGGTGTGTCAAAACTCATTGCCATCTCTTTAATATTTTCTTTGAGTAAAGATAACAAAATTTTTTTAGTAAATTCCATTTTAAATTATTTATTTTTCTTTTCTGATAATGCTTTAGGTTTTGGATTTGTTCCAGGTCCTGGTTGATATGGAGTTTTAGGTTTATTCGGTTTTTCTCTTGGTGGAGCGTCAGGTAAAACTTCCGGTTGATTTGGTGACGGTGCAGTTGAGGGTTGATTACCAACAATTGAATCATAAGTCATAAACTCAGGAACACCGTTGTGTCCAATCTTAGCTTTACCCGGCATTGGATTCGATGTTTCCATTACCTTTTCATTAATAATACCCATAATATCTTTTTTAGATGTGAATTTTGTAAATTTACTTTCCGCCAAAGATAACACCCATTCTGATATTTCCGTTTTTTCTTTTTTCCCTTTTATGTTTTTTGTTTTCTTTCCATGTTTTTTATCTTCACATGTACATTCTTTCATTCCACAAATAGGACAAACATCTTCTTTACCTTCCAATTTTTCATTTGTTTGACCTGGCTTACTCAACTTAACATTCATACCTTTATCGGTAACTTTTTTAATAATATCAGGCGGGGTATTGGTATCCATTACAACCGCACCGACACCTTCATTGAATAATGTTTTACATAAAGTTTTAAGTTCATTATCACTCATCATAATAAGGGTGTTTTTATTAAACCCCTCTGATATTAATTTTTTTACGATATCTTTTCTTGTTGTCATGATATTTTAAATTTTAATTCTTGTTTTTCTAATTTTAAATCTCTCGATTTTAGTTTATCTATTACTTTTTCAAATGACTCACCAAAACGGAAAAATAATCTATCCTCCTCCATGTCGAAATTTGATTTTTCCCAAGCCATGGCTATTATACCATCTACAGCATCAATAACACCGAAATAGTCAGAATTTTGTATCAATTCAAAAACTACGTCGGTGTCACGTAAAAGACCAACTTGGTCTATATATTTTACATCCGGAGATTTAGGACTTACTGTTGATGAGGCTGGTATATCAAACCATTCTTCCATGTCAATTTCAGTACTTTCACTAAAAATGAATTCGTACTGTTTTTGACCTTTATAATCTGAACCTATCTCATTAACATATATTAGACGCATCTTACTTGAAGTATTTTCCTAAAGTTTCAGATATGCTCTTATTAATTTCACTCTTAATTTCGTCCAAATCCAATTCTTTAGTTATGTCCCCTTCATTTGGTGTACCTAAATCGGCATATTTTGATAGGTCTATTTCTTCATCTTGAACTGCCGGCATATTTAAGAAATTTTCTAATTTATCCATTGTTTCACCCAATTCTTCATCACCTGTTGGTTCTGATGGGGTTGTTTCATCATCCGCCGGAACATCGTCCATTTCAACGTCAGAATCCGCATCTTCTTCTACATCTCTATCAAATTTCTTTCCGATTTCTTCAATGTCATCATCCTCAAGTTTGTTCAAATCGACAGCCGAAATAATCATGTTAAGTACGTATTTAATATCGTCACTTTCCATTTTAGATTTTTGGTCTCTCAATTCTTGCCCCAATTTACCTGAGAACTTTTGAACTTCGGCCATATAATCTGAAGGTTTCGCTTCACCACCCATTTCATTTGGTACATTACCATCTGAAGGTGGCATTTCTCCACCCATATCGTCAGCCGGTGGCATTTCTCCACCCATATCAGGTGTTGGTTCAGCCGGTGGCATTTCTCCACCCATATCGTCAGCCGGTGGCATTGGTTCAGATTCTGGTTTATTTTGTTTTAAAACATATTTTGTAGCTTCGTTCAATTCCGAACTACTTAATAAGTTCATTCTTTTATCAGCATCAGCATATGAATTAAATCGGTTTTTGTTTTTCATGAAAAGACCACCGATATAATCAAGTGTGTTTTCATTCAATCCTTTTTTTACATAGTAACCGTCTTTTTCTTTAACGATACCAAAAACACCGTTTGATGATTCTGTTATACGTTCAACTTTAGATGTTGGTGAATGTGATGACGTGGTATTTTGTTTATTACCGTAATAGGTCAACTCAAGGATACGCTTAAGTTTATCGTCCCCGTTAAGTTTTTCACTTCCTAGTGGTTTTAAGTCTGCCATTTTTGTTAATTGTTAAATATGTTATTCTTCGTTATCCTATAAATACATGCATATAGGAAAAAAATTTAAGTTTTCTATTGTGGGAGGGACAATTTATTATTTCTAATAGAAGTTTTGATTTTCATCAATTTCTCAATATACCCGTTTCTTCTTAGTAATTTAAATGTTAGGTTCTCATATGAGTACTCCCCACCACTCTCAAGTCCACTCTGTCTGAACTTCTTTATTTTTGATTTTAATTCGTTTAAATCTTTTGTGATGTCATTACCCTGCTCTGATTTTTCAGAAAGGTCGTCAATTAATTTTGCATATTCTTCACCTTTTTCAAGGATAATTTCATCATCAATTTTTGGATTTGATTTCTGAGGTTCAATAACCCATTCATTATTTAATATTGAATAAACACCAGATGATAGATGTTTATCATCAACATCCTGTACATACAATTCAACCTCATAGTTTTTAATTGAGATATCTGTTGTGCTATTCCAAAGTCGTCTTTTTAAATCAAAAAACTCTTTTACAATTGTCATATAAACCTCGGAACTTACTTTTCCTGAACTAAATTCATCAAAATCTATTAATATGTGTATATCAACATCCGAATATTTTGACCAATTATAGTTCGCCAATGAACCGGTTAAAACAATGTCAAATACAAAAAAATCAATACCGATAAATTCTAAAAATTCATTAGATATCTCTAATAATTTTTCTTTTACTTCATCTTTTAATTTATAGTCACCATTATCATTTGAAAAAATAGTATCGGGCAAAGAATCTTTTGACCTAAAAGATTTAATAATCTCTTTGTCAACATCTTTATCTTCTATTAGTTCTTCAAATAAACTCATTGTACCTTTTTATATTTAAATGTTCTTGAAATGTTTCCGTTAAAGTATTTTCCCTGTGATTCGGCCATTCTAAACTTAGTGAAAGTTTCCCACGGAACTTTTTCATACTCATAAATAGAGCCGTTATTAAATTCCATCAACAGAGTTTCATCCTCTGTGTTGAACTTTGCTGATTTAAGATTTGATGATGAGATAGTTACCTCAATCATCTTACCCTCAATTTTTTCTGATATGATACCCATAATATAATTTTTATGATAATATACACAATAAATATCAAATAAAAAACCAATAATGTTGACTACTTGTGAATGAAAATTTATCCATAACTTGTTTTTGAAACAAATTTTTAGTATCTTTATAAAAAAATTATAAATAATATGTCAGTAGATTTTTTCGAAGAAGGACCAGTTTCAAACCCCAAAAGAACCAAAAAAGGTTCAACTACACCCATTCTTGATAATTTTTCAAGAGACCTCAATAAGTTAGCTGAGGAAGGTAAGATTGACCCAGTTATTGGGAGAGACAAAGAAGTCAAACGAATTGCTCAAATTCTTTCAAGAAAGAAAAAAAACAATGCTGTTATTGTTGGTGACGCTGGTGTGGGTAAATCCGCATTAGTTGAGAAACTTGCATTAATGATAGTAAAAGGTGAATGTCCCACTAATCTTTTAGATAAACGAATAATGTCACTTGATTTGACTTCGTTGGTTGCTGGTACAAAGTATAGAGGACAATTTGAGGAAAGAATAAAAGCAATTTTAAATGAATTACAAAGTGAACCAAATGTTATTGTATTCATCGATGAATTACACACAATGGTTGGTGCGGGTAACGCAAGTGGTGCAATGGATGCCGCTAATATACTTAAACCGGCATTAGCGAGAGGTGAGATGCAATGTATTGGTGCAACAACATTTGATGAGTTTAAAAAACATATTGAAAAAGACGGAGCACTTGTTAGAAGATTCCAAAAAATTATTTTAAAAGAACCAACAATAGGTGAAACTACTCAGATTTTGGACAATTTAAAATCATCATATGAGACATTCCATAAAGTACATTATGATGAAGGTGTTATTGAAACTATTGTAAAATTATCTGATAGATACATAACCGATAGACAGTTTCCCGATAAAGCAATTGATGTAATGGATGAGTTGGGTTCAGATAAAAAAATTAATACAAAAATACCAGATTCAATTGAAAAATTGAAAAAGGAATCGGATGAAATAAAAGAAAGAAAAATCCAAGTAGTAAGAAGTCAAAATTATGAACAAGCAGCAAAATTAAGGGATGAAGAAAGAAAAGTAATTGCCAAATTGGACGATGAAAAACTTAAATGGCAGGAAAAACAAAAAGACAATAAAACACCAATTAGTGTTGATGATGTTTATTCTATTATATCTCAAATGACGGGTGTCCCAATAAGTAAATTAGATAGTAGAGAAACTGAAAATTTATTAAAAATTGATGAGAGATTAAAATCTAAAGTAATTGGTCAAGACGAAGCAATTGGTATTATTTCAAAGGCTATTAAAAGAAATAGAGTTGGTATTAAAGATGCGAATAAACCCATTGGTTCTTTTATCTTTTTAGGTTCTACAGGTGTTGGTAAAACATATCTTGCAAAATCAATTGCAGAGATTTTATTTGGTGACCCAGAAAAGGTTGTTAGAGTTGACATGAGCGAATTCATGGAAAAACATAATGTATCAAGATTAATTGGGTCTCCTCCGGGTTATGTTGGATATGATGAAGGTGGTCAATTAACTGAGAAAATTAAAAATAATCCGTTCTCTGTTGTTTTATTTGATGAGATTGAAAAGGCACACAAAGACGTGTTTAATATTTTATTACAAATACTCGATGAGGGTCATCTAACTGATTCATTTGGTAGAAAAGTTAATTTTACAAATACAATTATAATCATGACCTCAAATATTGGAGCTAAAAAGGTATCTGATTTTGGTGGAGGAGTTGGTTTTACCACATCATCAAGTGAGACTCAAAAATATGAAGTTAGAAAAAGTATCATACAAAAATCACTAAAACAACAGTTTAATCCTGAATTTTTAAATAGGATTGACGATGTAATCTTGTTTAACAAATTGGATAAGGATGTTATGAATAAAATCATACAAATTGAATTAAACAAACTGGTTGATAGACTTAAAGAAAAGAACTTTAACATTACTTTTGATAAAACAATAATTTCTCGTATTGCAGAACTTAATACTCAAGAAGATTATGGAGCAAGACCAATTAAAAGAATTATTCAAAATCTTTGCGAAGATTTTTTAAGTGATGAAATTTTAAAGGGTACAATTAAGGAAAAAACTAATGTTACTTTAAAAATAAAAGACGAAGAAATAAAAATTTTTAAAAAATAGTATTAAATATTGAGATTTTTTAAAAAAGATATATATTTATATTTATACACATAGGAAATCTTTGCCGAAATCCTTTCGTTTTTTAGTCCGTGGCGTTGAAACCACAAAATGACCTCATAAATCCCCAACCTCCCGTTGGGGATTTTTTATTTTAAAAAAATTTACGTATATTTGTAAAATATGAAGAAATACACATACTTTCTTGCGTTTGTTGCAATAATTGCGATGAGTGCATGTGGTTCAAACGAATCGACCACAGAAACAGGAAAAACAGATTCGACATCAGTTTGCGCTGACACAACAGTAGTATCTACTATGGATTCTACAGGAGTATCAACCGATACTGTTAAGTAATTAAATGAGTGCTCACTACTACATGTGGTAATGTGAGTTAAATGTATTGATTGTAACACCACAGCTCGTTTTTTTTATTAAAAATAATTATGGATATGGAATATACAAAAGATTTAATATTATTAAGGGGAGTACCCGGTTCGGGTAAAACAACATTAGGTGAGGTTATCTTACACATGCCCAACAATCAATTAAAACCATTATCTGCTGATGATTATTTTATTGATGAGACAGGAAACTACAATTTTGATGCAACTAAACTAAAAGAGGCTCATAACGACTGTCAACAAAGATGTTCCCATCTTATGCAGAATGATGTTATGAAAATTGTGGTTTCAAACACATTTACCCAAGAATGGGAAATGCAATCATACTATCAAATGGCTGAAAGATATGGTTATCGAGTGCATAGTGTTATTGTTGAAAACAGACATGGGGGAATTAATGAACACAATGTACCAGAAGAAAAACTTTTACAAATGAAAAATCGTTTCGAGGTAAAATTATAAAATGATTGAGAAATTAGAACAATATCACAAAGATGGTTTGTTACAAAAACAAATCCACCCAACTCTTGATTTGACAATTTGGAATTATTCACCAAAAGTTCAATATGAAAGATTGTGGGATGAGATAACTGTGCAATGTCGTGGTCTTGTCACTAATAGTCATGGTAAAATTATCGCGAGACCATTTTCAAAATTTTTTAACTATGAAGAGTTAACCCCCGAACAAATACCTAATGAATACTTTGATGTTTATGAAAAAATGGATGGGTCATTGGGTATCCTGTTCAATTATCAAGACGAATGGATTTTAGCAACAAGAGGTTCATTCACTTCACCACAATCAATAAAGGGTCGTGAATTACTTGAGAAATACAATTATAATAGGTTACATTCTGATTACACTTATTTGTTTGAAATAATTTATCCTGAGAATAGAATTGTATGTGTTTATGATTTTGAAGATTTAGTTTTGTTAGGTATGATTCATACTGAAACCGGTGATGAAGTTAACATCCATTATACCGATAATGAAGATGTGCGTTTAAAGAACATGTTAAATAACTTAAATTTTAAAATTGTTACTTTATATAAAACTTGGGGAGAAGGGTATGACGTACTAAAAGAAGAAATATCAAAAGATAGAGAAGGGTATGTAATTCGTTTTAAAAATGGTTTTCGTATGAAAATCAAAGGGGATGAATATGTCCGTTTGCACCGAATATTAACCAACATATCTAACCGAGATATATGGGAGTATTTGAAAGATGGGAGACCATTAGATGATATACTCGATAAAGTACCCGATGAGTTTTACGATTGGGTTAAAAAAACTAAAGAAGAGTTGTTAACTCAATTTGAAACATTAGATAAAGAATATCAATGGATATTCAAAATAATAAACAGAGTTCCCGGTATTGAAAATAGAGGAGTATTTGCGTCTTTTGCGAAAAAGTATAAACACCCAAATTTATTATTCAATATGTTAGATGGTAAGGATTATTCAGAACAAATATGGAAATTACTATACCCACCGTACTCTAAACCATTTAATAAAAATGAAGAGAATTAGTAAAAAAAATTACACAATGAAGAAAAGAATTTACCTAGATGATGTTCGTACCCCCATTTTAAAAGATGAATGGGTGATTGTTAGAAATTATGAAGAATTTGTAGATAAGATAACCGAAATAGGGTTAGAAAATATTGAATTGATTTCATTAGACCACGACTTAGGGGATAGTGCTATGAAAGAATGGCACAAAAATGTTTATCATAACTATACATTGAACTATGATAATATTACCGAAAAGACTGGTATGGATTGTGTAAAATGGTTGGTTGAACAATGGATGGATGGTAAATCCGTTGTTGATGTTTTTGTACACTCAGCAAATGCTGTGGGTAGTGGAAATATGATGGGATATATAAATAATTTTAGACATATCAATCACTTACCACAAAATTGTATTAGAGTTCAAATCGAACATACTGTTGAAAAATAATTAAACAAACAAATCATGTTAACAAAAAATAGTGAAACCTCAATTAAAAAATTGAGTATTAAGGGAAAATATTCAGGATTTACAGATTTTTACGATATCAATAAAGTTAAAATTTATAAGAACATAATAAATCTTTTTGGTAATCTTAAAAACAAAGAAAAAAATAATTTAATCTTAGTTTTATCGGCCAAAATAATGGATTTAGATTGGGAAACGGAATTAAAATTTAGTAGACAAGAAATTATAGTTCTAATTAGAGATTTAATACCATATTTTGAAAGTATTGAAGATTATGAAACTTGTGGGGAGATTCATAACCTTTATCTCGAACTATCTTCTATTTAATTTGATGATGACGATAAATCAGCGTCACCCTTAACAATATATTTGATGTTCAATATCACCGAGGTTGTTGTAAAATTTATTACAAAATAATCTACGGGAGTAAATGAGTTAAAATTTGAAATTGTCATAGAATTAAAATTTGATGCCGTATACCAAAATACCTCATTATATGGAACTAACCCCGTTAAATTTGCACCAAGTAGATATGCGTCGGATATTGTAATCACCCCATCTTTATTAATATCACCACTTTTCATTTTTTGTCCACTTGTCAAAACTAAACCAGGATTTAATAAAGTTGGTACATTTTCATTTTGAGATTCACTAAAAACTAAATTAAAATCTGTACTGTTTACAACTCCCGTATATGTGGGTACTACTTTATATGTAGAATTATATGTGGTTGGATTTAATGTAAATGTTCCAGTCACCCCAACGGTCACAGTTTGTAATAATGTCTCCGTAGTACCTACAACCAAATATAATTTAACCTGCGGTCTCGTAGATAGTCCAGATGGGATTGTAATTGTACCACTAATAGTTTCTGTTATGATTGATACAGAACCATTACTACTATACGCAAAACCACATGTACCACTTTGTAATTGTGCTCTAAATAATGTCTTT